ATTGGGAAAAGATCAATGAAGGTGGAAGCAGCAGTTGGAGCGCCCAGGTGGGAACCGCAATTCATGCTTACTTGGCAGAGGTCTTTGGCAAGATTGAAGGGTATGAAGTAGAGCAACGAGTCACCATTCGTTCAGGTCTGTCAGGTTCGATTGACTTATTTGATGTCAACCGAGGAATCGTGATGGATTGGAAAACCACCTCATCCAAGCAAATTGAAACGCGCAGGAAAGAAGGCGCGACACAGCAACAGATCATTCAGACTCAGCTTTATGGATACGGAAAAGCACAGCAAGGTGCAACCGTCAACCATGTGGCACTTGTGTATTTACCGACATCAGGTTCGCTTGATGATATGCACCTAGAGATGTACGAGTACGATGAGCAGGTTGCATTGGATGCACTTGCTCGCATTGACAGTTTGTACACACTTCTTTCAACAGTAGATGTTGAGAGCAATCCGCAAATGTGGGATTTAATACCTGCCGAACCTAACCGACTATGCAGTTATTGCCCTTATTTTTTACCGTATAGCAAAGATTTATCTCGCGCCTGTCATGGAGATAGCCAATGATGTGCGAGTGTAACTCTTGCAAGTGCGGTCTCATACCGACAAAGGCACTCTCAGATGGTGTCAAAGAATGGGTGGAAAATAATCCGCCCGAAGAGTTAGACAACAACAACAACGAAGAGGGGGAACAGTAATGTTCACAGCACCAACGCAAGGTGGCGGTGATTCAGTCAAGGTCGCAGACTTGGCAGGAAAGCTGCTTATCATCACACCGATTGAACACAAACGAGAAATCACAACAGTTCACGGGGTCACAGATGCAGTCGAGGTTGACCTTGTTGACCTAGATGGCAACGAAACACATTCAGGCATCTTGTTTTTCAATGTTGCACTCAAGAATGCTTTGAAAGAGAAGATCGGGCAGAAAGTTCTTGCTCGTATCGGGCAGGGAACTGCAAAACCAGGCAAGTCAGCACCGTGGGTCTTAATTGATGCCACAGGCAATGCTGATGATCTAGCAAAGGCAAATGCCTTCATCGGCGGTGGCAATGCGAAAGCATCCGCCCCTGCCGCACCTGTTGCACCTATTGACACCAACAACTTGCCACCTGAAGTTCAGGCATTGTTGAATCAGTTAGGCGCAAAGCAGGTATAACTTTCCTGTGGCTTTAACCTTTCCTTTCGCCACGGGGAACGAGGTATGGGATTTGCGTTCTTGGGGAATTGCGCAGGTGGGTTCGACTCCCACCACCTCACAAGTTCAATGTTTTGGGGGGTAGTAAATGATCACGGCTGTTTCATTGTTTGCAGGTGTAGGTGGTTTTGATTTAGCTCTTGAACGAAATGGTGTGAAGGTAGTTGCATCGGTTGAAATAGATAAAAAAGCGCAGGAAGTGCTTCGCCGACACTTTCCTAACTCAACAATTTTCGGTGACATCATGGGGGTAACAGGTGAACAACTCATCGCAGCAGGATTCATTCCAGAATCAGGAATCATCACAGGTGGATTCCCCTGTCAAGATTTATCAGTTGCCGGTAAGCGAGCAGGATTGGGCGGAGAACGGAGTGGACTTTTCTGGCAAATCTGCCGACTCCTTGACGAAACAAGAACGCAAAACTTTATCCTTGAAAATGTTCCTGGCTTACTTTCCTCAAATAACGGAAGAGATATGGCCGTTGTCATTGAAGCGTTGGTCAAGCGCGGGTATCGCATCGCCTACCGGGTGCTTGATGCTCAACACTTCGGAGTTCCCCAACGCCGCCGTAGAGTGTTCATTGTCGGATGTCTTGGAGACACAGGGCGATCACCTGAAGAAATACTCGCTATCTCCCAAAGCCGCCCAGGGTATCTTGAGGCGAGCAGGTCGGAGAGAAAAGACATTGCCTATTCAGCTTCAAAAAGCGCTTGAGAAAGTTGCCAACAATGAATTGGAGTAATCAAATGGGATTTTGTCCAAATTGTAAAATGTTGATTTCAATGGATGATTTTATTTCAGGGGGTCACGATGTGGTTTGTGAAAAGCAAGAGAGCGCAGAGTGAATCTGATTATGAATCTTGGATTTCGGGTGGAGTTACACCAACATTGAACGCAATGGATAACAACGGTGAAGCATTTGCAACAGTTTTAATTTTGGGAGTTGATTTTTACAACGCAAGCATTGATGAGAGGAACTTTCACACATTGAGATCAGGTGGAGCTAATGAAGGGAAACCAGGTGTTCTCATCATTGATGGAACTCGTGTTGATGATGTCAGAGTGTATGAAGATGGCATTGTGCCAACAGTTATTTCACGATATGGAACAGGGGGTGGGAATGTGCCGATGATACAAAAACAAGATGGTTCAGTCGTGCGCCGATTGACACCTGTTGAATGTGAACGACTTCAGGGGTTTCCTGATGATTGGACTTCAGGTCAACCAGATTCAAACCGATATAAGCAAATGGGCAATGCAGTTGCAGTTCCTGTCGTTGAGTGGATCATTTCACGAATGGTCGGCAATGATGAATGACGAAATTGAACTCGCCAAGTGTTCGCGCTGCGAGGACAAAGTTGATGAAACTACATTGGCCGTTTATCTTGATTGGAAACTTTGCGAGATTTGCCAGGGTGATATTTAATGAATGAACTACTGCCAATCGCCCTGCGGTTCCTGAAAGAAGGAATCTCTGTCGTTCCTGTCGCCAATGACGGTTCCAAGCGACCTGCCTTTGCTTGGCAACGCTTTCAAGAGGAACTGCCTAATACTGATGAATTGCTCATGTGGTTCAAGAATGGCGTTGATGGAATTGGCGTTGTCACCGGCAAGGTCTCCGGCAATCTTGAGATGCTCGAACTTGAAGGTCGCGCCGTAGCTCAAAAGATACATCTTGAGATTGCAGAGATTGCCAACAACTCAGGGTTGAAAGAGTTATGGGAGCAGTTGAACTCAGGTTATGTGGAGATGACACCTTCAGGTGGACTTCATTGGCTTTACAAGATTTCAGATGGCGAGGTTCCTGGCAACACAAAGTTGGCTCGCAAACCAGGTGAAGGTGGCAACGATGTCCTTGCCGAAACTCGCGGTCAAGGTGGTTTCACTATTACCGCACCGTCAGGTGGCACCACACACCCATCAGGTGGCAATTGGACATTGATTGGTGGTTCAATCGAGACCATCCCAACAATTACGATGCAGCAGAGAAATGCCCTACATGACCTCTTTGCGATGTTTGATCAGATGCCTAAAGTCGAATCCATTCAGGCAGATGTGATCAAGCGTGATGACTCGTCATTGTCGGCAGGTGATGATTACAACGCCAAAGTCACTTGGGAATCTATCCTTGAACCTCTTGGTTGGACAAAGGTATATTCAAAGGCAGATGCCACCGCATGGCGCAGACCAGGCAAGAATGAAGGCGTATCTGCCACAACCAACTTCAACGGCAATGACAAACTGTTTGTATTTTCAACAAGCACCATCTTCAACTCTGAATCCTCATACTCTAAGTTTGCAGCCTATGCACAGATTGAACACAATGGAGATTTCAAACAGGCAGCCAAAGCCTTGCGTGAGAAGGGCTACGGAGCCTCACACGAGCTGAAAACTGATTGGGCAGGATTAGAGATTCACGCCCCATCAATGGTGCAGTTACATGATGAGAATGAGGAAGTTGCCACAAGTTCTTGGATTCCACGCGAGATTTGGAATGAGGACTTTGATGAAGAACCGCCACCCTCAATGCTTCGCCGTGAGGATGGGCATAACATCTTGTATTCAGGAAAGGTCAACGCACTCTTTGGTGAGTCTGAGTCTGGCAAGACTTGGGTCGCACTCGAAGCGGTCAGGCAGGAGTTAGCAAAGGGTAACTGTGTTTTCTACATTGACTTTGAGGACTCTGCCCGTGGCATTCTCAATCGCCTGAAAACCCTCAAATGCGACATGGAGAAGTTGAAGTCATTCAAGTATGCCAACCCTGATGAACCTCTCGGTGATGGTATCGGTGAGATCATGAAAACTGAGATTGGTAAGTTCATGCCAACGCTCATTGTCGTTGATGGTGTCAATGCTGCGATGAATCTTCTTGCCCTTGACTTGGAAAAGAATAAGGATGCAACTACCTTTTCGCAGAAGATTCTCAAGCCCTTGAAGATATTCGGCGCAGGGATTCTGACCATTGACCATGTGACTAAATCAAAGGACAACCGGGGCAACTATGCCATCGGCGCTCAAGCCAAGCGAGCTGACATTGATGGGGTGGCAATTGCCTGTGATGTGTCCTTGCCATTTGGCAGAGGCATTGACGGAGCATTGGAGTTGAAGGTGACTAAGGATCGCCCTGGCTATGTCCGAGCCATCTGCCCTGATGCAAAGACACTTGGCGTTGCCAATATCCGAAACGGCAAGGATGGGTCAATCTCGGTGTCAATCTCAGGTGGAACAGTTGCAGTTGCCTCTGCCGACTCTCGCCTTGAGTTGGTCTCACAGTTTATGGAAGCACATGGGTATGAGATGGGATTGAATGAGATCAGAGAAAAGATTCGAAAAGAAGGTCATAAGATTGGCAACACCGAGATTTCTGCGGCTCTGACATCGTTGGTCATGAGTGGTCATATGTTAATGAAAGAGGAAGGACAGAAGAAATTGTTCAAGCACAAGAAAACTTTTGTGGTTAATGATGTCCGAACTCTTGAGACTTTGGAAGGCTAAAGAATGTCAGTAGACAAACACATCTGCTTTGATTGTGAGAAAATAGTGGATGAAGTTCACTTGATGGCTGATGGTGAAACTTGGTGCTGTATAGAATGTTGTGGTTGCCGCACTTTGCCTGTGGATAACTCTTGAAGCACATTGTCATGTTTTCAGGTGGGATAGGTTCTTGGGCTGCTGCAAAGTTGGTTGCTCAAAAGCATGGAACAGAGAATCTCTATTTGGTGTTTTCAGATGTGAAAGGTAGTAATCCATCTCCACACATCGGAGAGGATGAGGATACTTACCGATTCATTGACGATGCTGTTGCAAATATCGGGGGTTCTTATATATATCTCAATGATGGTCGTGATATTTGGGAACTCTTCAAAGAGCGCAATTTCATCTCCAACTCAAGGATTGCCCATTGCTCCGCCTACCTAAAACAACGCCCTGCGCGTAAATGGTTGAAGGAAAATTGTGATCCTGAAGAGACAATTGTTTATGTTGGAATTGATTGGTCAGAGACTCATAGAATGCCGGCGATTGTGAAGAACTATTTGCCATACAAAGCTGAAGCACCATTGACCGAGCCGCCTTACCTAGACAAGCAACAACTCATTGAATGGGCGCATAAAGAAGGTCTTAAGACTCCACGATTGTATGATTTAGGTTTTGCTCATAACAATTGTGGGGGTGGTTGTGTTCGAGCAGGGCAGGGTCAATTTAAGAAACTTTTGGATGTTATGCCTGAACGCTTCCAGGTATGGCAGGAGAAAGAACAAGAACTTCGTGATCATATTGGCAAAGATGTGACAATCTTAAGTGAAGTCGTCAATGGTGTGAAGCGCCCATTGCCTTTGATTGAGTTAAGAAGAAGAGCAGAGGAACAACCATCTTTGATTGATGATTTAGATATTGGCGCTTGCGGATGCTTTGTTCAAGATGAAATGCCTGTGGATAACTCTTGATGATGCAACCGCGCCGAACCGCGCCGAACCAATCCGCCAATATCTCGGCATACTGCCGACAACCGCGCCGACGCGCCCCCTCTTTAGAGGGGCGCGGGGCGCGGTTCGGTGGCACGCTTGGGCGCGGTTAATATAATGAATTTCAACTTCCATCCAATAAACTGCCGAGCCTGTGGAAAACTTATTTGGCACGGTTTATCATCGGCAGGATTTGACACGAAACTTGATACGGCCCGACTCAACATTGCCGAAGAGATCGTGAAGATTTTGCAGGGTGCAAGAACCTATGAATGTCACAAGACTGTCGTCTCATTTGAGGCAGTCAGAAGAACTTCAAGTCGGATTGCAATGGGAACCAATCCCAACGCCATCACCCTTGCCACCCACCTATGTTCGACCATGCACCTGTTTGAAACACCTGACATGGCACCTGCCTATTGGGGCAAGCCAAAGCCAATTAAAGAATACGAAGGAGTTCCTTTCTGATGAACTGCAACATTTGCCAACGAGCGACCAAGAAAGAGGGCGCGTGCATTGTGTGTGAGCTGAAGGTCAAGGCGTGCCTTGTTGAACTTCCTGCCCTGCAACATGAGTCGAGTGAGCATCTTGCCCCTGCAAGGACAGGATCAGGCGCGGTAAGTGCAGAGCGTTCAATCGGCATCAATGTCAACGCATTGGACTTCTCAATGGCAACTGACCTGCTCCACATCCTGCATGGGTGGGAAGTGCCGATTCGGATTGGGCGTGGGCTGACACCACCTGCCTACCTAGACAAAGCGCCAACGACTGAGGCAGAGGTGGATGCCACCTGCTCGTTCCACCTAGCACACCTTGACTACACTTTGTTTCAGCCGTGGGCAGTAGAATTCGCAGCAGATGTCTATGGTCTCCATGCCAAAGGCAGAGCAGCAGCAAAGAAGTTCTCTGAACAAGCCCGGCGCATTCCTTGTCCTAGTGATGATTGCAAACGATTTGTTGTCATAGATGTTGAGAATTTATCTGATGAGGTCTCTTGCTTCGGGTGTAAGCAATCGTGGACAGTAGCTCGGTTAGTGAAGTTGGCGATGAGCAATCCGAATCGAAAGTTCTTTCTTGATGTTGAGGCAATCAGTTTGTGGCTCAAGATAAGTCAGAGAGAGATTTATCGGATTGTCAAACGCCATGACATTGAAAAGCGTGGAAGCCTTTACAACTTCGGAGACATCTTGAAAGTGGTGCAGATATGAATGATTTGACAAAGTTGGCAATCAATTATGCTACGCTTTCGCTATCAGGTTTTGCTATCCCTGCAACAGCATATGGATTCACACAATGCTGAAGATAATCATAAACATCGGTGATGTCGCAACTGAGTTGATGACAGATCAATCACTTTCATTTGATGCCATTGAATCTTTACTTAATCGTGCAGTTCAATCAACTGTTTCCTCATACCTTTCATTACCGTCTGAGGATCGCCTTGCTGCACTTGGATTGGATACTTCTGACGATGACGATGAGGAAGAGGACTGACACAACTTCAAAGTGTCGCAGATGCAAAATAGATTTACCTCTTGATTCATTTCATAAAGATAAACGAACTCCGAATGGTCACTATGACATATGCAAGAACTGTCGCAACAAACATCGCATGATTACAAACATCACAGATGAACAGTACGATGCGTTCCTTACAGCACAAAACAATTCATGTGCAATCTGTGGGATACATACATCAGAGGCAGAGCGCGGTTTAGTTGTTGACCACAATCATGAGACTCACAAGATTCGTGGACTCTTATGCACACGATGCAATGTTGGGCTTGGATACTATGGGGATGACACCACCAAGTTGTCAATGGCTATTGAGTATTTGATAAAGACTGATGGTATTGCCTAGACCTTGCAATGGTTGTGGTGTTGTTGTCAGAGCTGCACGATGCGATGCTTGCAAAAGATTACAAGAACGCAAGAGACCTAAGCGTTCAGATCGTGGATACGATAGCAAGTGGCATGAGTTATCTCGAACGATGCGAGCATTGCAACCATTTTGTACAATCTGCCATTCAACCAAAGACTTGACTCTTGATCACATCAAGCCACTATCACAAGGCGGTTTGTCAATACCAAGCAATGCACAAGTCTTGTGCCGCAAATGTAATAGTCGAAAAGGTTCTAACTAGCCAAGACCCCCCGGTGGCACATATGGGTACACGGCAGATTTGCAAGACAAGCGTGAAAGCGTAACCCCGCGTATTCGCTTGAGCATATGACCGCAATTTATCATAGGGGGCGTTTAATTTACATGAAGGCAAAAAAAATATGACAGGGCCAGCACCGAAACCAACTGAACTCAAGCGTGTATTGGGAAACCCAGGCAAGCGCAAACTTCCTGATGTGAGCAATGTTATTGCGCTTCCGCGTGTTGATGACAAGCCACCTGCGCAACTTTCAAAGGGCGCAAAGAAACTTTGGGCAGACATTCGTGCGATG